CACAAGAACCCCAGACTGACAGAGGTCATACATGGTGGTAGCGTTAATCAGGTTCGTAAAAATCTTGCCCAGACCCTTCGTAAAAGGGGTAGCAGACAACCCAATGATCGCTGTTTTTGAGGTCAAGGCGTAGTCCGTCCACGCCTTATAGGTGGTATGGCAGTTGTGAACTAGCACGCCATTTGCAAAATATGATGGATGGCCTGAGACCCGTAGGTTGTAAACAAGTTCATCGCTTCCTCGTTCTTCAACCTCAACACTTTCCACCCAAGGCTGCGAAGCAAAGAATCCTTTTTTCTGTCCTGTGACTGGCGCTTCAAGGAGCCATGACTCTGGCCATCCAACTCGATTGCAATCATCAGTTCCTTGTTCGCCACATCCACTTTGTAATGATGCGAATAATCCTGCTTCGAAGACTTCATGGTGCAAATAACGACCTCCGTCAGCCACTGGGAGCCTAACGCTTGTACCGCCATGTTTTGTGGTTTTGTTAGACCAGTACCATTGCCTCCACGTATTTTTGGCCCATGCTTTATTGCCTTCAATGTTTTCTGCATCTTCAGGCGCGATTCTTCGGAGTGCATCGGGTTCTTCAACTTCTTCGCACAAGATTTCCCACAGCATTCCTGTTGACTGAAGTTCGATTCCAGTTGTGGCATCGGTTTTCCGTTGTATCCTTTTACCATTTTTGGTGTGAAGGGTTTTGTACAAACCGCACACGTCTTGAAAGCGAAATAACCTCGTACCGACTTCCAAGGAGCCAGCGGGTCGCCATCCCACGTTGGTAAATATTGGATGGTCTGGCGTGCATTCAAACTTTGTTCCATCGGACAACCTCACAGTGCAAATTGATGATGCTGGCTTGGAAAAAATGGAATCAATTCGACCAACGCCCATTGCATTATATATGAGTCCACCACTATGCAGTGTGCGTATCTCTTTTAGCCCGTAAGGGGTTGAAATCAATGTGTCGCCGGGGAAGCACTCATCCACCACCAGAACGTCTAATTCAGGCCAGTACCCACGCTTGGCAATCGTTTGAACGCTTGCGATTTGCAGTTGTTCATACGCCTTTCGCCGCCAGTGGTTAGCCTGAATCACCCCGTGATCCAAACCGTACTTATCGGCGACTTCCGAAGTTTGGTTTATCAGAGTGGTACGGTCGCACAGGAACGCTGCTCTTTTTCCCTTCTGCATAGCCTCGTAAAGGATACGCATACCGAGGTAAGTCTTGCCCGCCCCTGTGGGAGCCATAATCAACTGGTTTTTGTGCCCTTCCTTGAATCCAAATCTCAGCGCGTCATGCGCCGAGACTTGGAAGTCACGAGGGGGTGGAAATCTATCAACACGCTCACTTGGCGCTCCAGTATTCATTTTACTTTCCTTGAAGTTTGTCTAAAGCCTTTTGTAATTTGGTAACCATTTTTGCTGCGGCGTTGCGCTCGTTCATTAACCCTTCAATGCGGACTTCGTACCGAGCGTTCAGTAAATTTAACCGCTTGATCTCTTTGTAAGCGTCTTTCAGCTTATCGTCCGAGTCCAATAGCGTGTTCATAATTTCGCGGTCTTTTTCCTCAGCTAGCTCTAGCGCCATCATCTCCTCATCCGAGGGCGTATTGTCGCTTTTTGGCAAGTTGTCGCTTTTGTTACTGATCGGATCAGTAGTTTTTTTACCACTGTTTACTGAATGTTCACTAGCCTTCTTAGCTGCCGACTTAGCCCGATTCTCGTCAAGTCTTTGTTTTGTAGCAGGATTTCGCACCGTGCTTACAAAATGTTGTGACACTCGGCATAATTTTGCGATCTCATAATTGGACTTTTGCTGAAGACCGTCCAAACTTAACGCAACCTCAACTTTTATGCGTTTTTCGGCATTGGTAAGCGGTATACCGTGATCCGAGTTAGCACCCAAAGCATCTAAAACCGCGTCTTCGCGTGTACCCGATTTAACATCAGCCTCAATTTCCCGCAAATTGAGCAGTTTCATTGCATGGTAGCGGTGAAACCCATCAATTAACCAATAATTTGAGCCATCATGTCGCACAGCAATATTAGGGAAATTAGCCCCTTCTTCCATAGCCTCTTTGTATTCGTAAATTTTCTCTTGATTTAAAACCTTACGAAATTGAGTACCGCCATCCAAACGCACTGCATCAATTTTAATTTTCATAACGTCTCCTTACAAATTTCAACTAAAAATATCGGGGCGTAACTCTTTAGCGGTCACTAGCCCTTGGGTAGCCTTCTCAATCTTTTTAGCCAATTGAGGGCTAACCTTGCGATTCTGATTAATAATTAACGCCAACCAAGTGGGCGAAATGCCTAAATAATCAGCCATTTCCTTTTTAGAGCCAAACGGCTCGTCCTTAAAATACTTTTTTAAATTCATTATTCCTCCTTAACCAATTCTTTAACAGTTTAACACATAATTAAAAAGTATGGTATAGTCTCAATCGCGGCGATTTTGCCGTTTTTGCCATGTGAGGCGTATTATGAGTTTATATGCAGAAAACGCTGGTGGGGATTTTGAGCGCTGCCCCATTGGAAATCACCTTGGTCGATGCTACCGCATAATCGATCTGGGAACCCAAAAAACTGAATATATGGGTACTCCCAAGTTTATCCACAAAGTCATGTTAGGTTGGGAACTGTTTTGCACAGACGATAATGGGCAACAGGTTCGTATGCGCGACGGTCGTCCCTTTGCAATCTTTAAAAACTACACCCTGTCGTGGTCTGAGAAAGCCAATCTGCGACTTGACCTTCAGTCGTGGCGCGGTAAGCCATTTTCCCCTGAAGAGATGAAACGGTTTGACCTAAAGAATGTTTTGGGCGTGTACGGAATGATTAACGTCATTGAGCGCCAAGGGCAGAATGGCAATACCTACGCCAATGCGAGCAGCCTAACCCCTGTTCCTTCGGTGGTTCGTCAGAATGGTTTGCCAACCGCCATCAACAAGTTGGAGTTTTTTAATATCTCTGAGCCGAACATGAATTTGTTCAACAGCTTTAGCGAAAATTTAAAAACAAAAATTTCGTCTTCACCTGAATGGCAAAAACGGTCAGTTCAGGCTCAACCTCAAAACGACTATTCAGCGTTTGCTGACACAGACGAAGAAATCCCATTTTAAGGAGACTTTATGGCTACCATTATTGCTAGATCAGCCGAGAGCGTTCATTGGTATCGTACCGATGGCGCTCCTCAGTACACGGTAAAGGCTAAAGACGGCTCAGACCGCCCCACAACTCTTCGAGACGCTCGAAAGATGAATTTGGTTCCTTCGGTAACCACCATCCTCAAAATCGCCGCCAAGCCCGCTTTAGAGGCTTGGAAGATGGAACAGATGCTCTTGGCAGCCCTAACCCTGCCCAGAACGCCTGACGAGCCTGAGAAGAGCTTTATCGCTCGCATCGTTGCCGATTCTAAAGAGACTGGAAAACAGGCAGCCGAAGAGGGAACGCGCATCCACGAGTCCATCGAAAAGTGGTTCAAGGGTCAGCGTGACGTTGAGCATAAAACCTCAGCCTTGGCTACCGATAAGGCGATCCATGACCACTTCTTGACCCATCCCCACCAACCTTGGTTATTGGAGAATTCATTTGCCTCTGATCTGGGTTTTGGGGGCAAGGTTGATATGTACTGCCTCCCAGACGAATACGCCCCGACAGGGCTTGTTTTGGACGTTAAGAGCAAGGAGTTTTTTGAGTCTGACGAGGTCAAGGGTTATGACGAACACCTGATGCAGTTAGCTGCTTATCGGTACGGTCTGGGTATACCCAACGCTCGATGCGCCAACGTCTTTGTCTCCCGCAAAGTTCCCGATCTAGTTAAGGTCGTGGAATGGACGCAGGAAGACCTCGTCAAGGGGTGGAATATGTTTGTGTGTCTTTTGAATTATTGGAAACTTAAAAACAAATTTGGAGTTAACGATGAAAATTCAACTAACAAGTGATGAAGTCCGCGATGCGTTTATCCATTCCAACCTTGAAGAAAACTACAACTTCCTTGAGGAAGATCTGGTGAAGCTCGCAAACGCTTTTGTGGCTAAGGCTGAACCCTTAATCCGTAAGGATGAACGGTCAGCCTGTTTGGAAATTGCTAACAATCTCAACCGTGAAGTAGCGGCTAAGATTCAGGAGGTTCGTGAAAATGCTAAAAGCAATTAAGTTTTTGGCGGTAGCGCCACTGATGTTATTTCAGTTTTTATTGTTTATTGTTGTAATTGGTTTTTTTAGTAGGTAAAAAAATACCCTCTCAGCAATTGGGGTTGAGGATGCTGAGAGGGTTGCCTCACGGCAAAACGCTGAGGAGACTTCAGCGAAAGTTATGGCGTAAAGTCCCCACTGCCCATCATGTTCATGGTGTTAACAGCGGTATTTTGTTGGGGCGCAGGTGGTTGATTTGCATTCATCTGCGCTAACTTTTTACGCAATTCAAATTCTAAATAGCCACGAGCGCCTTCGTATGTTGGTTTAGCGATTTCTGAACCGCCCTCCAACGTTGTTTTTGACGTTCCCTTTTTCGGCATATAGCTTGATAAGTCAGTAAACGGGCTTTTATAACTAGCGCCCATTCCTTCCATTTCCTCTTCATTGCTTGCGGTATCAGATGGCGTTAATGCCATCAAAGCCCCTTGAGCAGGAAAGCTCAAAATTCCTGCGCCAATTTTGCCTAATGCTCCACCGATGCTTGGCGCTAGTAACTGTGGCGCGGCTTCAGAAATTTGGGGAGCGACAGAACCTAACATACCAACGTTCGTTATTCCCTGAGAAATATCGCTTACCTGATTTGATGGTTTTAATGCCGCAGAAGACAAACCGCCCAAACCAGCCAAAGCTGTTCCTGCGTAAATCGAACTTTTAAATGGCAAAGCCATTAAAAGGCCGCCAAGAGCCTCTGTCCCCTTTGCTGCCATGTAGGGATAATCTTGATCTCTGAAACTTTGAACCGCCTGAACCGCGCTAGGTGCGCCAATAGCTCCGCCAAATACTCCTGCTCCAAATTTAGCTGCGGTGGGAAGAACATTTTCTTTAATTGCGGAGCCAGTTTGCATCAGTTTGCGCCTCATGTAAGGAGTCGCATACTCATCCATTGAAATTGCAGGAATTTCAGTTTGTCTCATTTCAAAGTTGCCAGTTGGAACGGGGGTTGGATTGCCTTGTTCGTCAACTCCCATTTTGTATCTTTCTTTAAAAACGGTTTCAGGGTCTTGGCGTTTAATTAAACGTATAGCCTCCTGAACATCGGCGGGACTTCTGATTGTAAAATCTTCTGGAACGTCACGATTTGCTTTAATGGCTTTTTCTAAATCATCTAAATACAAAGTATGAGGATCGCCTTTTTCTTTATGAAACTGCCATTGACTATTTAAATATCGTTGTAAACTATCGGGAGTTTGAGGATTTATGTCTGTGCCTAATAATGATCGAGCAGCTTTATTTGCTAGATAATAATTTACGCCTTTACCAAGACCTTGAAATCCAAGACTTGTTGCGCCGCCATACAAAGCTCCAGCAGCCGATATCATATTTTTTTCAGCATTACGGGTGCTTTGAGGTGTAGTGCTTGAATCTACAGTCTTGCCGGGGTGCTCTGCTTGATCTGCATTTACTTGGTCTTGATTTGATGCAGGAGGCAAACTTGCGTTAGCTCCTTGATTATTTTCTTGAGGAGCGCCCTGCAAGTTAACTTGTTTAATGTCTTCTGGACTCCAAGTTCCAACTTCAAAATCAGCGGTTGCTTTATGAATTCCAGATAAATGTTTATCTAAATCAATAGGAGTGTTCTCGTCTGGTAAACCAGATCGAGCAACCATCAATTTCATTTTGTTTTGCAGGGCAGTATTAGTCGCATCGGGATCAGTACCTGCATAAAACTTTGTTAACTTACGAATGGTATCGTGACCCGCCTTAATTGCAGATTTTAAATCTGAATCAAGTGCTTTATGCCCCGATTCGGGAGTATCAAAGATAGCCAACCCTTCTGGGGAAATACCAACTTGACCATCCCAATAATGATGAGCATTTTCCCATTGTGGATTTGGAATTAATGCTCCGGGATTATTGTAGTAAGTTGGTAAAGAAATATCATTAGCCATTTATTTACTACCTTAAGGTTGTTGCGTAGACCATGTTCCGTTTGCAGAACGTCTAATTGTTCCTTGCGGGGTCGAAATTTCCGCAGGTCTGGTTCGATCTTGACCACCCGATGGTTGGGCGGCAGCAGAAGCATTTGATTGCGGTGCTTGTTGAACCTGATTCATAAAAGGAGCGGCAGGATTGTAGTAATAGGGCGTATCGTAGCTTGGTTGGCTAATTGCAATCGTAGAGTGCTCTTTATTGAGTTTTTTCTGTTTTTCCAAATAGTCGTCATCTCTTTGAAGATTTCTGACAGAGGTATTTTTTTGTCCAAGTTCTCGATAGTTATCAACGGCTCGCTTCTCATCGTGAGCCATGAGGTCAAGAATTCCAACCATAGCCGCCTGACTGTTTTGTAGGGTCGGGGACGATTTCTCAATAAGCGATCGATAAGCATCGGTCGGTCGCGTAATACCTTGAGAAAGCTGAACTTGGTTAACAGACAATTGTTTGACCAATTCTTGAAACTTATCTCTAGCTTCAGGGGTAAGTCTTCCTTGAGCAATTAGTCCATCAATCTTGGAAAGCAGCTCACCGCCTCTGCCCTCGTCCAATGCTCTGCCAACAATGTCAAACATATTGTTGCCAGAGAAAATTCCCATAACGTCAGCCATTTGTTGCTGACCGTTTTTAACAACGGTATTTCCGTTTTCGTCTTTTACTGTTATATCTTTTAATCCCTTTCCTAATGCAAGGTCTCGTATCGTTGACAATAAATTTAAATGCTTTACTGCATCCTCAGATTCTTTCTTCCACTTGTCTTCATCCGACAATCCAACGTCAGTTAAAGACTTGGCATAAGCGGAGGCAGCTTGGGTTTTTTCAGATCGAGTCATTCCGTCCCAAAGTGTTTGGTCAACTTGAGGAGGCTTCATGTTAGTTAACGTTTTATCCAATTGATCACTATTGGCTTTAATGTCATTTGGGTTTGCGTTTGGATCAATTGCTAATGCTGCAAATTTTCGCATTGAAGAATCAAGTAAATTGCTTTTTTGCGCTGCGTTTTCAGCGGAAGTGGCAACGTTAACTTGTTTTTGAGCCTGATCCCAATAAGTAGAGGCAGCTTCTTTAACTGGACTATCGCCATATTGAGCAATTTTTTGCCAAGTAGAGGAATCCATTGGCTTTCCACTTGCCAGCCAATATTGATAAATTTGATTTTGTTTTTTACGTTGATCAAGCAAAATATCCGCTCGCGCAATTTCAATTTTCTGTTGAGAAATAGGCGCTTGCATGGCGCGTTGTTGTTCAACGTTTTGACCTAACGCCTCAGCGCCACTTCCTAAAGACGCAAAGAAACCGCCTAATTGAGGCTTGAGCATACCTGCTGCAAATTTAAACCAGTTTGGCTGGTCGTAAGCGTGCTGCATTTTGTCAATTTCATCTTGAACTGTCGCTTTGTATGCGGTCAAGTTATCTTCGGTTAATCCAGCTTGGTTTATACCAGCCAAACCACCTGCGTTTTGTATAAAAGCAGAACTAGCAGGAACAACTGAATCATTAGGATTAGCCATATCATTTACCTCAAATTAATTAACCGCCGCCATAGTTATAGTTGGGATCATTTGGATCAACTTTTCCACCTGCGGTCGGATCATAATTTTTACTTTGATCGTTATAGCAGCGAGGGCAAACTCCAGAACAGCCAAGACCAAATAATTTACCTATGCCGCCAAGAGATTTAACAATGTTGCAGTAATTTTGACCAGCGCCCGCCAAAAGACCCAAAGTGCCGCCAATGGCAGACAATGGAGACATATTCATTGTCTGAGTCGTTCCCATCGGGATTTGAGCGCCCGAAAGAATGCTCGACATATCGCCCAGAGTTTGTAGTGGGAATAACTGTTGGTTTTGCAGCAAGGTACGGCATTGCTCACCGAGGTTGGCAAGCATATTAATGCAAGCGATGTTGGTTGATGCAACGTTGCTTCCCAATCCAGACAGCCCTTGAGCTGCCTGAGTTCGAGCCGCAGCTTGTCGAGCAGCCGAACACGCAGCAATATTGCCAGCATTGAGTAGGTTTGAACTGTATTGGTTTTGAACCTGACCCGCAGTTCCCGCTAGTCCAGCAGCAACCTTGGCGGCACATTGAGTCAATTGACCCAAGTTCGATCCAGCGCCAAATAGGTTTTGTTGTTGACGCGCAGACAAACATCCAGCAGTAGCTCCCAATTTGCCTTGTAAACAGGCTTGACGTTGGGCAAGGCAGCCAGATACTTGACCAGCCTGAATTCCCAAAGCGCCCTGAGACTTTGCCAAACACCCCGCTGTTTGACCCAACTGACCCAACAACGCCGATCGTGATTTTGCAGCGCACAACGCTTGGTTGTACCCAGTAGCCTCCATCTGGGCTACGTTTTGGTTTAGGCACTGCAAAGCGTTTGCCTCAACTTGACCCAGAACCTGCGCTCCGCGTTGCGAGCCAAACTGACCCGAACCCACCGCAGCAGCAGTCGCTTGAGGGGCTAGATTCTGCTGAATGTTACGGTTGGCTATGTCCGACATCCCCTGCGCGGCAGTCTGGATGTATGGGTTCATGTACTGTTGAGCCATCTGAGCAGGGCTACACGCCACCGCTTGCTGGAGATAGGGCTGCGCTGCGCCCTGTATGTTGGTCTGCGCGGCGTTCTGGATATAAGGGTTAGCAGCGCCAAGACCACCCGATTGAGCCGCCTGAGCCAAATATGGCGAGGCTGACCCTACCGCGCAAAAGGTTGATGCTCTGCAATAATAAGGTTGAGCGGTTTGCGTGCCGCATCGACCCATAGCCGACTGAGCATAGGGCTGCATGGCTTGGTAGCCACCAAATTGCGTTCCCGCTTGCAAATAGGGTTGAGCCGCGCCCGCTATATTCTGGTTAGCCGCGCAGCCAAAGGTGGCTTGGGCTTGTTGGTAAATGGGGGTAGCTAAACCCTGATTTTGGGCGGCGCTGCCAAAGGCTTGTTGCTGTAACCCAGTAGCCCCAACGTACTGCGCGCCAGCTTGGGCTTGCTGACCCTTACAGATTAGGTTTTGTAAATAGTTGGTATAGTAACTTGGAGCAGTTGTCTGCTGACATTGCGATGATTGAAGTAAGTTAGCCATCGTTTATCCCTTCGCCCCTTTGATGTAATCCAATGGGGACTTCGCCTTTGGTGGAATCTTGTTAATAGGTGCTGCACGCTTATGGGCACGCAACTTCTCTCTTAACCCATCTAAAATCTTAGACCCTGCTTTATTATCGCCCTTTCCGAGCGCAGTTACAAATGCAGCGGGGAAAACATATTCTCCGTCCGCAATCTTGGCAGGAACAGGATTGCCCCCGATCACTTTTTTGTGAGGGACTTTGTGCATAAAGCCCTCTAAAACCTCACGCCCCGCCTTGCTCGATCCGTCTCCTAAAGCGGAAACGGTCTCAGCATCCATCACATAATCTCCATCGTGGAGCATGGCGGGAATGTCGTCCGACTGACCAGTTCCCCCGCCACAGGCGTAAAACCCAGTCAGTCCTGTAATAAATTCGGGGTGATGACCTTCTGGGGCAGCCTCACGATAATGGGATGGCAAAGCGCCACCCTTGGCGTGACCTTGGGCGCTGCCAGTGCATAGGTGCATGGGCAACAGGAAATTTGGTTTTTTGCCGCCAGTACCCTGATAGGTTAATACGTTGTTTCTCATCGATGGTAACCATTGAGGGCTGGTGCAGCAGAACATATTAACGCTTGAGAATAAGCTCCCAAATTGACCAGATGAGCCGCCGCTAGCATAACCAACCAAACCGCCTTTGGCTGAATTCTCTGTTTCGTCATAGTAATTTTTCTTACCCATTACCAAATCCTCTAATTCCCTTGATTCGCCCTTATCTGATTTAGAGGTGTTTTGAGAAACCATTTGTTGAATATCCTCAAGAATCTTAGGATCGCCAGTTTGACCGTAAATATCCACTAACGGCGCAATGGACTTGAGCGCTCCCGAGCCGCCTAAACCGCCGCTTCCAGACCCACCTCCTGTTCCCGATCCAGTCTGCGAAGCTGTTCCAACCGAAACTTTAGGCGTGTCTGTGGTAACGGTGTCTGGTTTCGGAAAGTTAAGGTCTTTTGGGTCAATAGTTGGCAATACTGGAGTCACATCCTCTGGGGGAGTTTCGGTAGGTGTTTTTGACCCTGTTACCGTAATCTCGGTGTCGTTTAAAGGTGACGAACTGACAGGCTGAGAGGTCGATGTTGTGGGAATCGTAACTGGATCAACATTTATGTCTGGAATCCTAGATGCAGTCGTAGTGATTTCTTGTAAATCATTTTGAGGTTGGGTAGCTTCTGAACCACCACTAGGACTGATTGGCAACCCTGTTACTGGATCAAGATTTAGATCATTTATTCTTTGCCCAGTAGATACAACCTCTTGCAATCCGTCATTTGCAGAGCCAGATGATGCTCCTTGACTTGAGGATGAGCCGTTTAAATTGCTCGTTTGGTTTTCAACAGGAAGTCCTGTCGTTGGATCAAGATTTAGATCATTTATTCTCTGCCCAGTAGATACAACCTCTTGAAATCCGTCATCAGAAGTAGAGGTGTCCTGATTATCATTGTTTCCAGTGTTTACGGTATCTAAAGGACTAGTTTTCGCATCGGTAGAAGTGTCGCTATTTTCGTCAGTCGTTGTATTGTAATTTGTCCCACCAGTTCCAATTAAAGGATCAAAAACGCTTGGCGAGCGAATTCCCGGATCTTGGTAATCCCCGTTCTGAATGCCAAAAGCATTCATAGGATTGCCACCGTTATAAGTATTGTCTTGGTTACTTGTTGGGTTAGCGTTTACGCTATCGAGAGGGCTGCTTGGAGTTTCAGTATTTGCAACTTTGTTTGAATCATCAGTTGATGAGCTTTTTTGTGAATCATCATAAGAGTCAAGCAATTCCTGAGTGTCATCCGTATTTCCACTGGCATTTTTTGGAGGTTGATAAGTCGTATCGTTTCCACCAAAATTTGAACAATTATTTGATGCACATTTTTTTAACGCGCACTTGACCGCGCTCAAAGCTCCAGTAATTAACCCAGACTGTAAACCAGAACCAAAACCACCACCTAATAAAGATGTAGCAGCGCCTTGGCTTAAACCAGACGCACCAATCTTGGCTAAGGTCTTGGCGGTGCAACAGGTCAGACAAAGGTCTTTAAGAGCCGCCCCGACTCCTGCGTTCACCAAAGGACTCACGCCGCCCGCAACAGCACCTGCCTCAGCCGCTTTAGCGACACAGCCGCCAGTTAAAGCCGCCAATCCTGCCGAGGTTGCAGCTTTGCCCAATGCCCCTGTCGCGGCGCTTCCTAGCGTATTTGATACGCAAGCACCTAAACCAAGGTTCTGTAGTCCACCGCTGATGTCACCTGATATTGTGTTGGTGATCCCGCTCACATAAGGCGCGGCGGCGCTTAATCCTGCTCCAACACCCGCCATCAACCCCGACTTGAGTCCGCAGCCGCCCATTGCCTGACCGACAACCCCAGAGGTAATCGCGTTGCTTAAAGCCACATTAATGGGGGTAGCGGCAGCAGTCGCTGTAGCAGCGCCCGGCAATAGACCACCGATAACAGGAGCAAATGCCGCTCCTACCCCTGACATAGCGAGAGCAGGAACAATCTTGCTCATAAAACAGGTATTGCAATTAGCAGCTACCTGAGCGCGCTGCATTGCACACGCAGAGGCTATTTGTTCTGGGGTTACACTCTTGCCTTGGTTAATGTCAGCGGCAACAGTCGCGTTACCCAAAGCAGCTACTGGCAATCCAGTTACGGGGTCAACTGGAGCATTGGCTTGAGCGGCAGCAGATGCAGGGCCGTGAGCGGGTAAAGAATCAGAAGTTTGCGGTATAACTACTTGAGGGTTAGCTTCAGGTTGACTGTCAACCCCACGCGCCGCCAATTGTTGAAGATTTGGCAAAGCTCCCAAGTTTTGGGTTTGCGAGCATCCCTGAATAGCAGGAACGATGGAGCGTCTTCCACCAAGTGGCGAGCAGCATCCACAGCAAATATTAAATCTAGCCATTATTGTGGGTCTACGCTCATTATTCCGACCATTGCTTTTGCCCACTCTCTCCAGTCGTTATACCCTCTGTGATCAGGTATACCCGACTGGGCAAAGTAGCCAATCCCATTCATTCCATCAACCCATTGTCGCCACTTGTCCTCGGTCACATGACCCAACTGGTTCGGTGCAAACTGCTCTTCCATTAGTCTGCACCAGTAGTCCCATGTCATATTCCGAGGGTCATAAGTGGTTGGCATTATGGGTTACCCGTGCCTCTAACGTCGCCCGTATCAATGTTGAGAACAACCTTACCTAAGAAGTAATCTCCATTCGATACGTTACTAATGAACTTCAAACGCATTTCGCGCCGTTGTTCTTTCATGTCAATTTTAAGCGTTGTGGGGTCAAAAGGATACGGCGCTGAGGGTTGATCAACGTCATCCGCATAGCCCCTACCAGTCACAATTAGGTTCATTGTGCCGCTTTGCACAAAATCAGGCTCAACCCGCTCAATTCGAGTCCAGAGGTTGTCGCCAGCGCTCTGGGCTGACCCGACCAGACCCAATCCTGAGCCTAAGACGTTCGTCTCAAAGTAAGACTCAATGGCATCCACATGGTTGGTATAGACCATATTTGTACCCTTTTCGTGTTGCCATAGGGTGTAACCGCCAGTCCCGTTTTGATCCCAACCGCCCCAGATTGGTCTACGGAACACTTCTGAGAACGTTCCCGCCGATCTGCGAGCGCCGATGGCTTGACCTGCGTCATACCAACACTGCTCGCGGACGTTGTAGACCACCGCATCATTACATTCGTCAGAGTCCCCATTTGGAAAGAACCACCAAATCTCACCCCAACGAGGGACTTTCGATGCCCATACTTTTTGGCGTTGGGTATAGTTAAGGTTGTCAAAAAAGTAGTTGAAATTCTGATTATTGGGGATTTCTTGAACGACACCGGTATACATTAGGAATCGATCTGTACCCACCCAATAGAAAATACCGTCATACTCAATAACGCACTGGCTAGAAAGAATGGATGACTGTTGGCTAATCAGGTCATACCGCCAATAAAGGGTAGACGTTCCTACGTTTTGAGGCGCGTAAGTAACACGAACCAAAGAATCAAGAGTCCAAAAAAAACCAGAAGGTGAGGTAGTGCCTCCTCGAATAGGAAGACCCTTAACAACTTTAGTCGAAGCAACGTTATTTGCGTTTGAATCTGCCGAAGTCCAGTTATTAAAATCGCCCGCAGCGCAGTTTTGAATGAGTCCATTATTGCCATACACAAAAAGATAGGGGTAAAGCATCACAACCCCACCAGACACGCTGATGTTGTTGTCAAAGGTCAGTGTAACCGTCCCAGAAGCAGTGGCGTTGTTGCTTAAAACAGCAGTCCATACACCCGAAACCAAGTTAGCAGATACCACCGTTGTATTGGCAGGAATTCCCAAGCCAGAGACAGATACGCCCGCTCCAATGGCTACGTTTGTAGTCGCAAAGGTCACATTGGGGCTACCATTCGTCGTTGTTCCAACCGCAGTAAACACACCTACAGGGGTTAATGTAGTCCCAGTAAATGAGCCAAGAAGTGGTCTGGTATTAACGGTTGATGAGATGTCATTCAGGTTTTGCCCCGGGTGCGCGATCAGGTTATTATTTCCCGTTCCGTAGGGATCATAACCAATATCCATTTGCCACAACGTATTATTACTTGGGCTAAATGTGGTTACGGCGTTAATGTATCCCGCAAACCCCGATCCCGTTCCACCGATCGCTGAGGCGGCAATGTTGACCGACTCGCCGTAAACGTATCCAACTCCATTGGTGGTAATTGTCACCGAGAATACAAGGTTGCTCGAAACCACTACAGTCGCTAAAGCCCCTGATCCAGTAGCTGCGGTCACAGGGACGTTGGTGTACGTTCCGTTTGTGTATGCTGCGCCTTGGTTGGTAATTTGAATCGTTGAGATTCCACCAAGGGGATTGACGTTTACAGGGCCAAATCCCACAGCATCATCGTTGTCTGTAGTCCATTGTTGGATTCCACCGCTCCACCCAGAAATAACATAGTTGAGTCCATTCTGAGCGCTTTGGATCATGCCTCGGCTAACACCAGAGGCGTTTAAGAAAGAAGCGTTATAGCCACCCATTTTCCTTGGGCGACCATATTGGAAGCGCACCCATTTCCCATCAACGTATGATGGAGACGCAAATAATGTTCCGTCTCGCTGAATCCCCGGCGCTACTTGTAAAACAGCAGTCTTTTGCGTCATTAGAACGCTCCACCGTTAATCCCTACTGGCACTAAAAGACCTGTTGTAGTCAATGTCGCTCCATTTAGACCGTTAACTGAAAATCCTAATTGGTGTGAAGCTGCTAGGTATAAACCCGTAGTCGCATCACCTTGGAAAGACAAAGACGGAGCAGCAGCAGAACCATTGCCCAATGTCAAAGCATTAATGAACGATGAGGTTGAGGTCTGAGCATTGTAGACGTTTGTGCCGTCGCAAATCGCAATGATCGTTTGACCTTGAGGCAAGGTTACGCTAGCAGCACCAACCGATGAGGTTTTAAACGTTAACGAGTAAGAGCCTGTCGTGTTGTTACTGATAGAGTACAACTGAACGGTAGGGGGCAAAATGACATTACAATTCGAGGTTAATGTTCCCTGATACTCTTGAATGATGTTTGAAGCCTCAGCCGCCGACAAGGTGACCGTGCCGCCAGTGACGTTCTTGACCAACTGAGTAAAGAAAAACGTAGCCGATCGTCCATACGCCCAAGAGTACCAACCCGTCCCGCTAACACCGCTAGAGACAAATACAATCGACTCGCCAATTTGCAATTGCTGTGTTGCGTTACCGTCGATGGTGTCAGTGCCTTGCGGGTAGATCGTGACGATGCCAGTACCGTCGTTTTTGACAATCACAAACCACGCACGCCCAACCGAAGATGCGGCAGGAAGGGTTAAGTTTCCAGCACCACCAGTCCATACATAGATTGAGGATTGGTCGGTGTTCAGCATCGTATAAGTTGCTGAAACCGTGTTTACAGGGGTTATTGTGTTGAGGGTTAGTCCGTTAGCTTGTAGACCGTATCCAGCCAACTGAGCCGCATTAGCGGACGACGTACCCGCTCCAAACTGAACCGTACTCCATGTACCATTAATGGTCGAGTTGTTGGTGAGGTAAACGTACTCAGCGATTCCTGAACCGATCGCAATAATCGTACTTAGACTCTGATCCGTAACGGTAAACGAGTTAGTTCCTACGTTACGAATCAACACGCTCTGACCCACCGACACTTGGGTAGCGGCAGGGAGCAACAAGTGCAGACCCGTTGTGGTGGCGGTGACCTCGATAATGTTGGCTACAACATTCGAGGTGTTTCCATTGATAGGCCAAGCGAGGGTTGTATCTGTTGAAATCGTTAAAGATTCATACCCTACTTGCGAGGGAGAAATCGTTTGACCAGTATAGGGATTCGTGTATGTAGTCATGCCAATTCCTTCATCTTTTTGGCCTTGTTAATGGCTCGTGTTGCTTTACGTTTGGCAATTGTTTCAAGCGAGTCTTTTCTGCCAAGACTATTTTTGTTTCCCATCAAAGATGATGCAGTCTTGCGCTTGTGCTCTTCAGACTTCGGCACGCCTTTTTGTCTGCTTTTTCCTTTGTTGCTTGCAGAAATTTTTGCTTTGTGCTCATCCGACTTGGGAATGCCTCTCCTCATTTCCGAAAATTTTCTTTTTACGTCATCAGTCGGGTTCAGCATTCCATCGCCACCATCGGTCATGTTGTAGCCATATGGCGCTTTGGTGTTGTGCTCTGCAATTAAAACTCTTTCAATCATTTTTGCGGACTCTTCGTCGAAGGCATCAGCTACATGCGTGAAAGCAAAATTTTCAACCCCATGCTTTCTGATTGCTGAATGCAAAACAGGGCACCCGCCTTTTGCGGCTTTATGCCTAGACCATCTACCGGGGATGTCTTTTGTTATGCCAACGTACTGTTTGGCATTAACAAGATTTGTGATGATGTAAATAGCGTATTTCATGAGTCCACCGCTACTGCTTGCCTATCGCCTACGCGAGCAACATCTTCAGCCTTTAGCGCCTGAAGAGATTCAGAATACTTCTGTTGGAAAATCTGTCGCTGATCGTTCTTTAGGTAAGACATCGCTTGCAATAACGTTCCAAACAACATCGCATTGGGCGCGTTTTGGGTAATC